CGTGTGCTCTTCCGATCTAAAAGGCGAATTAAAGGTGTTTGATGATGATTAACTACCCAGACGGACGTAAATATACCTCTACACAAACACCTACTGAAAAGCCTAAAAAGAGCAAATACGGAGCGGTTAAAACAGAGGTGGATGGGATAATGTTCGATAGTAAGCGCGAGGCATCCAGATACCAAGAATTACGGCTACTGGAGCAGGCAGGGGAGATAACAAACCTCCGCCTGCAGGTGCCGTTTGAATTGATACCCAAGAGTAAATACGGCATGCCTATCAGATACATAGCAGACTTTACGTATAACGATCTAAACGGTCAACTGATAGTGGAGGATGCCAAAGGAGTAAAAACGCCTGTGTACCGCTTGAAACGGCGCATGATGGCAGAGAAATACAACATTGAAATAAAAGAGGTCTGAAATGAATAAAGAAACGTTGAATAAGGCGGTAGAGTTGGACGAAGAAATTTGCCACATAAAAGGAATGCTAAAGAATGAAATTCTTTATATTTGGAATGGTGTGTACAGACAGCACGCTGGTCACAGGAATTACACGACGAAAGAAATTGATACAAAACTACGAGAAATGTTAAAGAGTGAATTAGAGCGAAAAGAAAAGGAATTTGCGGAATTGTAGGAGGTAAATATGAAGTGGGAAGAAGTTAAAAGCCTCATTGAGAGGTCAGTACCTGAGCAGATATTGAATGATTATCTAATAGCGATTGAGATTGTAAATGCAAATACTACCTGCATAGAAACACGCATTGAGATAGACAACAGCAAGTGCGTGATTATAATCGCAGAAAGCTAATTTTTAAAGGAGAGGAAATGTGTCAAAACAAGGATACATAAAGCTATACAGACAAATTACGGATACCCCTGTGTGGGCTGATTCGGACAAACTAAAGCTATGGCTTATGTGTCTGATGAAAGCGACACATGACGAAAAAACGCAGGTGGTAGGTAATCAAATCATAGAGCTAAAGGCAGGGCAGTTTATCACCGGCAGATCAGCTCTATCTGACGATTTTAATCACGATGTAAAGAAAGACAGACGTGTTGATGGACTAACGTTGTTTAGATGGTTGAGTTTGTTTGAAAAAATGGAAATGTTGAACATCAAAAAGACTAACAAATACTCCTTGATTACCGTATTAAATTGGGATAAATACCAAGGACAACGAACATCAAATGAACAACAGTTGAACAACAAGCGAACATCAAATGAACAACAGTTGAACACAAACAAGAATGATAAGAATGTAAAGAATGATAAGAATGAAAAGAAAGAAGATATATGTTATCAGCAAATCGCTGATATGTATAACAACACTTGCGTGTCGTTCCCTCGCCTTACAAAATTATCTGATGCTCGTAAAAAAGCCATCAAGGCAAGACTTAAGACATACACAGCCGACGATTTACAAAAGGCCTTCTCTTTGGCAGAGCAAAGTGATTTTTTAAAGGGAGCTAACAATCGTAACTGGTCAGCGACATTTGACTGGATGCTAAAGGATACAAACTTAGCAAAGATACTTGACGGTAACTATACTAATAATTCTAATAAAACTGGCTCCACTGAAAAGCAACTGCCAGCATGGTGGGATAATCAAGATTTAATTAAAACTGATCCTGAATTTGATGAGGAAGAATTCGACAGGAAAATAGAAGAGCTCAGAAACAGTTTATGACGAGGGAGGAGAGAGATAAGTGGTTAATAAAAATATGACAACTTACGATAGCATCCTGGATATCATCATAAGACGTCAAGGTGAGTTAAACATCAGCAACCGTAAACTTGCAAAAATAGTGGCTGTTGGTTACCAAACGATGAACAATTATTTATCGTATAAAAACAGGATGCCAGTCGATGTGATGTTTGCTACTATGCACGCATTAGGCATTAAGATGGATATACGAGTATGCAACAATAATGTATAAAAAGAGGTGTAACATATGACATTTGAAGAAGAATTGAAAAATGAAAAGAATCCGGCGCTGCTGCAGGTTGGAAGATATCTGGAAGAGAGAGCAAGAACAGATAATTCTATTGCCGGAAATCTGCAGAAAGAAAAGAAGTCATTAGCTGAATGCTGGAGGTACATAAAAGGTTGTGCCGAGAAATTAGCTAATAATGGTTGTGCGTGTATCGCAGACAATGAGGTATACAACTGGGCATTGCACTACTACGATGAGGATGATATCAAAGTAGAATCTCCCAAAGCGAAGCACCGCGTTGAATCAAAAGAGCAGAAAACGAGCGATAACGCCGTTTCCGCTTTACCAGAACCGCGAAAGAAGAAAAAGGTAGTAAATACACGTCAGAAGAAGAATGAGCTCGTAGAAGGGCAAATGAGCCTGTTTGAGGTTTGATATGGCATATGTCAGAAAAGCAGATCGAGTCATCGTAGATATGCTGCGTGATTTAAAACATATCACCATCCCTCAAAAGGATATCAACGAATGGCTACATGAGCTTACCAGAGAAACGAATTACATCCTAGGAGAATCTTGTGACGGCGGTATACGCATGACATGTACCTATTGCGGAGAATCGCATATGCTCATGAAAAGGCCAAAACTGCGTCAAAAATGCACATGTCCTCATTGCGGAAATACATACGAATATCATAGAGCACAGTATTCACATACATGCGAGAGTTTACCGGTATACTACACAGTCCTTCAAAAAGTAGGCTGCAACATATTTTCCAGATATTTTGTAGGACAAAAGTACATTCCGAACGGGCAGAAAGCGTATAGGTACGTGGCAAGTGAAAAAAAGCGAAAGTTGTTAGGAAGCGATATCACTTTGCGATATTCACAATTCACGACAGCTCCAGATGGATTCCTTGTGGAAACGAATTATATCACAAGATGTGGCTATTTTGGATATTACTCCTACTTTGAAGAAGAATCATCATGGGTATATGCGGGTAATGTGAAAGCGATGTTTGAAAATACAGAATACAGATATTCTGCTATAGAATACATTGCAGGCAGTAATGTGGAATTTCGTCCATTTGAGTATTTACGCGACAGTCTTACTGAACCCACAAAAGAAAGACTTGCAAAAATGGGGTTATTGAGACTGGCGGTGCAGTATCAAGGGAGTACAAAAGAAGACAGAATGCTGGGAAAATTGAGATCGGACCGGAAGCTATTCTTACTTGCGAAAGAATCACAAATAGGATTTAGTGGATTTGAAACAGTAAACGTATGCGAATGTGAAACAGTAGAGGAAGTGCTTTGTGCTTTGAAAAATAGATGGATATATCATTATGCGGATGTGCGCAAATACATCAGTAAGACAAAAGCGTACAAGTATCTAAATGACAAGGATATAGGCATCTATGTGGATTATCTTCGATGCTGCGATGAGGTCGGCAGAAACACAAAGGATAAAAAAATTCTGTTTCCGGAAAATTTAAGGCGGGCGCACGATGAAGTGATGACGAAGCGCACGGAGATAAGAAGCAAAAAGCTGAATGAAAATATCAAAAAGAGAGCTGAGAACTTAAAAGCGTTTATCTACAAGGACAACAGATATGTCATCAGACCTGTGGAAAGTAACGTTGAATTGATAGAGGAATCCAAAAAGTTAGTGCATTGTGTCAGAAATTATGCTTCTGATGTAGCAAAAGGAAAGACTGCGATATTTCTTGTAAGAAGTAACAAAAATCCTGAGGAACCATTTGTAACTGTCGAGTTGAAAGGAAAAAAGGTCATACAGGCAAGAGCGAAGAATAATGGACAGCCTCCAAAAAGCGCAAGGGATTTTATACACAAATGGGAAACGCAGTTCCATTTAAGTGGATGGTAATTTTAAATAAGAGACAGCAGTCAGTAATAGCAGGTCATGCCATAGTAAAAATTGAGGATATACTCAAAAAGTGCGGTCTGGAAAATGTACTTGTCACTGTTAATGATAGAGAGTATGTTGCATTGGATGAATTAAAGAAGGCAATAAGAGCATTGCATGGAGGAGAGTGAAAAACAATGAAACTAACATACGGACAGCTTAGTATGATAATTTTTGATATCGTGTATGACGATGCGGCGGATGAAGTAGAAGACGTCGAATCATTGATGGAATATCTCAACAACAATAAGGACGGTTACGTCGAGGTTGTCAGCTTATGATCAACAGAGTGGTATTAGTCGGCAGGCTTACAAAAGACCCGGTGCTGCGTAAGACTGCAAACGGAGCCAGCGTCACAAGCTTTACATTGGCCTGCACCCGCCGCTTCAAGCAGGATGGTCAGCCGGAAGCCGACTTCATCAACACGGTAGCATGGAGCAAAACAGCGGATATCGTAGCACAGTATACACATAAAGGTTCACTGGTCGGTGTGGAAGGAAGAATCCAGACACGCAGCTTTGATGATAAGGACGGTAAACGTGTTTATGTAACAGAAGTTGTCGCAGACAGTGTACAATTTCTGGAAAGCAAAAGCGCAGCTGCAAGCAATGCGAACAGCAATGCCTATGTACCTGATTATGACCAGGGAAGCAATCATGGCTACCAGAGTGACAACAGCCAGTCCTACTCCAATGACTTTACAAGTAGCAGTACACTGGATATCGCCAGTGATGATCTACCATTTTAAGGAGGGTGTAAGATGCAGCTATTGATAAAAGATTTAAACATCAGTGATACTATCAACAATCAGTGGATTATGGATAATTGCTATATAGCAGGCGGGGCGTGTGTGAGTAATGCCACACGCCAGCCTATCCATGATGTGGATATCTATTTTAAGACAAAAGATGCAAGAGACTTGTTTATCGAGCAGGTCGGTGATGATAAATACATCACTAAAACATCAAATGAGTGGCAGGCTTTGCTCATGTACGACAGCCTACTCACTGGTAAAGTTATTGAGGTTGGGAACGATAAATGTTTTGATGAGCTTAAGATTAAAATTTCATCAGACAAAAGAAAAGATAATGTTATCTACCTCATCGAAGATTGCGCCTGTTTGATAGAAATACCAGAACCATTATTTGAGAAGCAACGATGGATGTTTGACAACGGATATGATTATGTATTGCTGGAGAGAAACCATTTTGAAGTTGATGAAAATGACTTCATGGGAAACAAAAGCATCACATTAAAGCGCAACGATATGGTTTATCAGTTTATTTTAAGATTCTTCGGAGATCCGCAGGAAATGATGGATAAAACATTTGATTTCCAACACTGCAAGATTGCTTATGATTTGGCAGTCAGAGAGTATATAGCAACGCAGGAAACATGGGAAGCTCTGTCAAAGCGGGAGCTGCATTATGTTAATTCATTTTATCCAGTGTCATCACTTAAAAGGCTTTATAAGTATGGCGGCCGAGGATTTAGCTGGAACAATGATGAGTTTGTAAAGATTATCCGAGATATTCATAAGGTGGACACAGACAATAAATTTGTAATGGAAGACCAGCTTATCGGATATTATGAGGATTTCGATTATAACGATGTATTCAGTGATTAGGAGGTAAACGATGACGCGCAAGGAGATTACTATACTGTTAGGCGATATCCTTTATCAGCAAAGGTTTACCGGTATCGGTAAATACTATGCCAGTGAGGTTACCATCGATTACGGCACGAAAGATGCGTGCAGAGTTGATTACATGCAATTTGTGCCACCAAACCAAATGAGCATCAGTGGTTTGGAAAAAGGCATCTTTATCTGCTACGAGGTAAAAAGCTGCTTAGGCGACTTTAAAAGTGGGCATGGGCAAAATTACATAGGAGAAGAAAACTATCTGGTGATGCCGATGGAATTATACAAGAAAGTCATTCATGACATACCGCACGATATCGGAGTGCTGGTTCCAGTACCGTCTGCGCTCGGAAGAAAGAATGAAGATATCTACGGGGAGTTTGAGAATCCAACGGAGTTTCAAGGAACTGTCACAAATTGGAAACTGTATAAAATCAAAGAGGCGATGAGGAAGAACCGCAAAAAGTCTATTACGGAATTATTGTTTTGTATGCTAAGAAGCGGAAGGTGATGTAACAAATGAAAAAATACAATAGCATAGACAGCCGTATACATACAAACAGCAGGTTGTGGTATTTTATTCGGATGGCAGCGAGGAGGTTGAAAAATGCGGAGAACGACCTTAGAAAAAGTATATAACGTTAAAATTGATGAAATCAGAATTGCAGGAAAAGGCGCATATGTACTGCATGAAGAAAATCTACAATTATTGTTTTATACGATTGGAGAGCTGCAGCAGTACCTAGAGGAGGTATACACATAATTGATATAGCACTGGCAGTAATGCTGTATTTTACCTTTTTGATGATATGTATAATCAACGAGCACGAAGGCAAGGGGTGATAAAATGAGTTGGCGTGATGAAGAAGCACCTTTAATTGATGAGGATGAGTTTATGAGAGGTTATGTGGAAGGAGAACTCAAAAATTACTATCTGTACTTATACAAATGGCATCTTTTAGAAAGGGAACAACGTTCTCTCAGTTGTTCTACAGGTGGTAGTATAATACGTATGTCTAATGGTGTTTCAGATGGGAAAAGTCCACAGGATCGTTTCATGATGAAATCGGCTGCACTAGAAGAATTACAAGCCCCATTTGAAGAGAAAATGGACAGGATAGACAAATGGATAAGTGTCTTGCCAGAAAAATACTATGATGTTGTGAAACTATATACCATGAGAAATCGTGGCGAAGGCTCTAAGAAAGTGGGATGGGAAATGGATATTGGTGAGGAATTAGTACGGAAGCGTGCAGAACGTGCAATAAGTCAAATTTGCTCAAAAAACAGTAATATTTTATGAAACTGTCACGTTGCGACTGGGTTTGACGTGATATAATGATAGCGTGGAAGTACGGGGGATGAGGTGCGATCCTCTTCCTTGTGCTTCACTTTCCCCTTACGGTTTACTTACGCGGCATCTTAGGATGCCTGCCGTAATCTGCAGGTGATCCCACCCCTTTCCCATATATCGCCTGTAGATTAGGGTAAATGCTTCCTTGCTTCAAAACACCCTCAATGCAAATTACGAAGCAAGCGTTTTAAGGGCCTGGGCTGACGAAATGAGCTTGGCAAACCAGCAGGAAACGAGTTGGTCAATGATGAGATAGCGCACTCATGTAGGGGGACATAAAAAAGGCGCTATAAATTGATATCGAAACAGAGAAGGACCTCATACTAATGAGAACACCTGTTAGATATATTGGTTGCCCTGGTGGTGGAATAACCAAAAAAGCAAATTACGAAGGGGTAAGTATGGTTCCTGAGTGGGAGTAGGGTATAAGCCTGAGAACACCATGCTCCTGAGATTTACTGACATGCCGAGAACAGTATGCCGAAGGATGTGTCAATAGACGTACGTAAACCGCATCCCTGCGTGGTTCAATCTACGCCTTGGCTCCAATGAAAATACACGGTTGGCAAGTGCAAAGGATTGCCATTAAATGATGTTAAAAGGTATTATCTTGCGTTCATCAGCCGTTTAAATCAAAACGTAGTTATCGCACCTCTTAACAATGTGGCACAGATAACTCTACAGAGGCCAAGGATGCATAGACGTATGCTATTAACCGAGAGCCTGTTAAACAAAGCACGTAGAACTGCCCGTTATAAGGGATACAGGAGAAAACGTGCTTTTTATATACCCGAAAGGAATGATGACATGGAACTAACGGAATTATTGAATAAAATCAAAACGCTTTTTAATGCCAATGACACAAAGCAACTAACTGATCGTCTTATAGATGTTTCAATAAACAACGATTTCAAATACCATAAGTCATTCGTGGATATTGTAGGTGATTTAAAAACAGATTGGCTGCAAATGATATACCAATACTACGAGGCAGACAGAGAAGATAAGAAACAAGACTACACACCGAAAACAATCGGTGTTTTATTATGCCAGTTATTGGGTGAATGCAGCAAAGTATATGATCAATGCGCAGGAAGCGGATCGTTGACAATACAGTATTGGTCGCAACATCCGGATACAGAATTTATCTGTGAAGAATTGGACGAAAATGTCATGCCGTATCTATTGTTTAATTTGTCGGTGCGGAATATCAAAGGATATGTAGTGCGAAAGGATATTTTAGCTGACGAGACATACCACTGTTATAAATTAACAAAAGGTGAAAGGTTTTCGATGGTATCAGAAATAGACCGTCTCGATGTCGATTACAGTAACATAAGCGGATGCATCAGTAATCCGCCATATAACATCAAATGGCAGCATCCAATGTTCGCGGCATTCGACAATAGATTTGCGGAGTATGGAGTACCGCCAGAAAACAACGCGAATTATGCTTTTATGCTAAACGCATTAAACAAGGCAGAACGATGCGCTTTTATACTGCCAAATGGAGTATTAAGTGCAGGAGGACCAGAACAAGGTATCCGAAAAGAGATGGTAAACGGTAATATCATAGATACGGTTATTACCTTGCCAGATAGAATGTTTGTGTCAACATCCATACCTACGTGTATCGTTATCCTGGACAAAAAGAGAAAAGGCAACAAAGTGCATATGGTTGACATGCGCCAACAATGCGCACAGGAAGTAAGAGAACAAAAAGGGCAATACGGCAGTAATTCGCACACAAACAGAGTGTATAAAAAAGAGTTCAATGTCTTTACTCCAAATAACATCAAGCGATGTCTGGATGCCATAAAAGCCGCTGATCCGATTACAGAATTTTATAGTCACCCATCTATAAAAGACATCGAATCATTGGATTACATATTGATGCCAAGCAGATATATAGACATTGCATATAAAACAATCCACCGTGATATCAAAGATATTGTCAATGACATAAATAATAATGTAAGAGACAAGAATGTAACCAAAATTACAATCAATGAATCACTTGCGAAAGGCATCGGCATGTATGATATATACGAATTGCAAGAACGAAGTAATAAGATGATGCGAGAATGGAATGAATCAGTCAAACATCTAGGAATAGCAGTTGACGAAGAACACTTTATACGTGTCAGCAAGAATAAAAACGAAATCAAGATCGAACAGCAAGACAAGGAGATTGCATCAGAGTTGATTATGCAGATTATCAACAGTTGGAAAGCTCATATTATGTATCTTAACAACAAGCAAAATATACTTTTAGCCGAGTTGAGAGACGTACTGCTTGAAAAGCTAATGTCTGGTGAAATAGAGGTGTAGTTTATGATTACAGTATGTAAAGACTGCCCTAAACGCCATCCAGGATGCCACGGAGACTGTGAGTGGTACAAGGCAGAGCGTAAGGCGCTGGATGCAGAAAACGCACGCAGGCGGACTGAAAACACAGTTGGATATGATGCAAGCAGACACTGGGAATATAGGAGAAAAAGAAAATGAAGGTAAACGTGTTAGGGACAGTATATAGAATAAAATATGTTCCTTCCCTTGATAGTAGAGGAGGAGAAACAGATTTCTATACCAAAGAAATCCGCATCAGCGAACAAGAAGACGTCCCGGCGGAATATAAAACAGATAATCTAAAAGAAATGCAGAAGTGTGTATTACGGCATGAGCTGATACACGCATTTTTGTATGAATCTGGTTTAGACATGAGCAGTGCTGCACATGATGCATGGGCCGTGAACGAAGAAATGATTGACTGGATGGCTATACAGATGCCAAAGATAATGGCAGCATACGAAAGCGTGATAAACAAGAATGTAATTGAATCACGCTATATCGATGAAATAAAGTCAACTGAAGTGGAATTATAACGATTATAAACTTAATTTCCAAAACAACTCAAATGGAGGTGGTGATATGACTTGAAAGAAGAATGGGAATTAGCATATGAGGATCGCTGCAATGGCATGAAAATGAAAGATATAGCTGATAAATATGGTAAATCCATTGATACAATTAAGTCATGGAAACGCAGGCATTGGAATATGAAAAAAGGTGCACCCATCAATGCACCCCTTAAAAAGAAAAAGGGTGCACCCCCTGACAATAAAAATGCAGTAGGAAATGCCGGAGGGGCGCCTCCAAAAAATCAAAACGCATGTAAGCACGGTCTATCATCAAAATGGTTGCCGCAAGAGGTGATGGAAATCATAGGGGAAATGCCAAAAGACGAAATTGATGTTTTATGGCATCAAATACAATTGCAATATGCCGCCATCATGAGATCACAAAAGATTATGTGGGTGAAAAATGAATGTGATAACGATACAAGTACTAGCGACGAACCATATATCGTAAGATATGCAAATGATAAACAGGAAACATTTTTACGAGCGCAAAGTAGAGCAATGTCTGAATTACGTTCTATGATTAAGCAATACAATGAGCTGCTGCATAAGAACTGGGACACTGCCAGTGCGATTCAGAAAGCACAGCTCGAGCAGTTAAGAGCACAGACGGATAAGCTTACGGGTAATAACGCTGAGATTGAAGACCTGGAAGAAACGGACGATATGATCTATGGCGAAGATATCAAAGAAAAAAACGATACAGTATAGATTCGGCCAAAAGCATATCGACTACATCCGGAAGTGTGCTCAGTGTACGATCAATGTGGCTGAAGGTGCTGTACGTGCCGGTAAGACTGTCGATAACGTATATGCGTTCGCTCATGAACTGCGCTTCACGAAAGACCGCATCCATCTGGCCACTGGTTCTACAGTAGCCAACGCGAAACTGAATATCGGTGACGCCAATGGCTTCGGCTTGGAATACATCTTCCGCGGACAATCGCACTGGGGGAAATACAAGGACAATGACTGTCTGTATATCAAAGGACCCGCAACAGGATATAGACAACGTATCGTCATCTTTGCAGGTGCGGCCAAGGCAGACAGCTTCAAGAAGATACGTGGAAACTCATATGGCATGTGGATCGCAACTGAGATCAACCTGCATCACGAGAATACGATCCGTGAGGCATTCAACCGGCAGCTGGCTGCTGACAAGCGTAAGATATTCTGGGACCTCAATCCAGACAACCCAAAGGCTAAGATCTATACAGACTACATCGACAAATATGCGAAACAGGATGAAGAAGGTACGCTGATCGGTGGCTACAACTATCAGCACTTTACGATATTCGACAACGTAACTGTAACAGAAGAACGTTTTCAGGAGATCATGGCACAGTATGATAAGAACAGCATCTGGTACCAACGTGATATCCTTGGAAAGCGTATGATTGCGGAGGGACTTATCTACCGTGCATTCGCTGATGCCGTACAATCTGAAGCTGAAACAGGTGAGAACCGGTTCAAGCGTAAGGAAAAACCGAAGAATCTCATGGAGATCATCATCGGCGTGGACTTTGGAGGTAACGGTTCCGGTCATGCGTTTGTTGCGACCGGCATTACCAGAGGATATCAGGAGATCATTCCACTGGCTTCGGAATGGCATGATTGCAGCAAGAAAGATATCGATCCGGACAAGCTGGGGCAGCTTTTCATTGACTTCTGCCTGAAGGTACTGAACATGTATGGTAATATCACACATGTCTATTGTGACAGCGCAGAACAGACATTGATCAATGGACTGAAAAGTGCAGCTAGAAAGAACGGACTCGGCTGGCTGCGTATCGACGACGCATTGAAAGAAGTAATAACGGAGCGTATCCGCCTCACCAATAGGATGATGGCGCAGATGCGCTTTTCTTATATGCCGGAGATGTGTGACACACTGGTATCTGCATTGTGCACTGCTATCTGGAATCCTAAGGAGATCACAGTGGATGAGCGGCTGGATGATGGGACCAGCGATATAGATACTCTGGACGCATTTGAATATACGATCGAACGGTATATCAAGAAGTTCATCCGGTATGAGTAGGAGGTGATGGAATGAATTTCACAAGGATGATGAGCCTTATTGCAAAAGAACTGAACAAGACTTCGGAAACGCAGGTAGATATGGCTCTAACTATGAAGATGGCTACACAGATAGAGCTTTGGTCTAAGATGTTCCAAAACAAAGCCTTCTGGTTGAATAGAAATGTGAAGAGCTGCAACCTGTCCGCAGCCATCGCTTCCGAGATAGCTAGGCTAGTCACTCTGGAACTGAAATCAGAGATATCCGGAAGTCCTAGAGCGGAGTATCTACAGAAGCCCTATGCAAAGATGCTGAAGGACATCCGGAGGTACGTTGAATACGGATGTGCAAAGGGCGGACTGGTATTCAAGCCGTATGTGACGGAACAGGGGATCAGTATCCAATTTATCCAGGCTGACGCATTCTTTCCGATATCGTTTGACGATTCGGGAAATATCATAAGGTGCGTGTTCGCAGAACAGATGCGGAAAGGCCAGTCGATTTTCACCAGGCTGGAAGATCATGAATTGAAAGGTGACAAGCTGCGTATCACGAATCACGCATACCGTAGTACGACTGATGCAACGCTTGGGACGGAGATACCGGTTCAAAGTGTTCAGGAATGGTCGCGGCTGGAATATGAAGTGATATTCTCCGGTGTTGCGAAAGTACCCTTCGGTTATTTTAAGGTACCATTGGCCAACGCTGATGATACAGACAGTCCACTTGGATGCTCAGTATATTCTCGTGCAGTCGATCTGATCCGTGAAGCAGACATACGCTATAGTCAGATCAGCTGGGAGTATGAAGCAAAGGAAGCTGCTGTCCATATCGGAGAAAGCATGCTGCAGGATGACCCGAACGATAAGAGTAAGAAACTGTATCCACATGGGAAAGACAGACTTTATCGCCCATTGACATTCGATACCGGGGCAAGAGATAAACCGTTGATGGATACCTTCAGTCCGGACATACGCTCTGATCCACTGTTCCAAGGCTTAAATTCGCAGCTGAAGCTCATAGAGTTTAACTGCAGCCTTGCTTATGGTACAATCAGTGATCCGCAGAATGTGGATAAGACTGCAGAAGAGATTAAAAGTAGCAAGCAGAGATCCTATACCCTTGTATCTGATACACAGATGGCACTACAGGATGCCTTGACAGACCTGATCGATGCGATAGATTTCTATTGCAGTATCTATAATCTGTGCCCTTACGGTAGCTTTGACGTATCATTTGATTGGGATGACAGTATCGTGGTAGATGCTGAGAAGGAACGTCTACAGGACATGCAGGAGGTACGTGAGGGGCTGATGCCGAAATGGAAATACAAGGTGAAGTGGCAGGGGCTGACGGAAAAGCAGGCGAAAGCTGAACTGGCTGCTGAAGAATCGCAGGGTATCGACTTTCCCGGTGATGAATAATGCTCGATCCTAGATATCTGAGGGATGTACCGGAGGGGATTGCTGAGTATTTTGACGAACTGGAAACACGTATCCTGAAAGACATCGCCCGAAGGATCTCACAGAATGATTACATGATGACCAGTACAGCTGAATATCAGATGCATAAACTGGAGGAGCTCGGTGTTTCGATGTCCGAGATAGAACAGGCGATATCGGAAGTTCTGAACATCACAGATACGAAAGTGAAGGAGATCATACACGATTCCTCTTATCGGTCTGTGCAGAAAGATAATGATATGGCTAAAGCAGCAGGGATAGAACCTCCGCATCCAGATCTGACACAAGCTATTCTGAATGGTATCCGCTCTACGAATACAGAAATACGTAACATCTGCAATTCGATGGCATCTGCAGCAAACATGGCATTTGAGCACGCTTTGGATCAGGCATATCTTTCTGTATCATCCGGAGCGTTTTCTTTCGCAGATGCAGTGAAAACAGCAGTCAACGATTTAGGAAAGAACGGGATCCGATGGATAGATTATCCAACCGGTGCACATAGAAGAGCTGATAGTGCCATACGCAATGCATTGCGGACAGGTGTCAATCAGACCGCGGCCAGATGCCAGGAGCAGAATCTGGATGAGATGGACTGCAATCTGGTGGAAACGACATCCCATATGGGGGCAAGACCGGAGCACGCTAAATGGCAGGGGATGTTGTTCTGGCGGAAAGCACCAGTCAACGGACTGCAGAACTTCTATGGAGCTACCGGATACGGAACCGGTGCCGGAATATGCGGGTGGAATTGTCGGCATAACTTCTTTCCAAATTTCGATGGTGAATTATCCTTCGAACACTATGATGAGGAAGCCAATGCTAAGCAGTATGAGCTTGAACAAGAACAGCGTTACAATGAGCGTAAAATCCGTGAATGGAAGCGCAGGCAGGCTGTAAATAAAGCTGGTGGCGTGGATAACACCAGAGAAGCGAAGAAAGTCAGGGCATGGCAGAAACGTCAGGAAGACTTCCTAAAAAATCATCCGGACATGAAGCGTAATTACGCTAGAGAGATGATCGAGGATGTAAGATTGCAGCGGAGTACGAAGCTAAAAGAAGTTTATGCAACTGATGATAAAAGTGTTAAAATGAAGATAAGGGAAGATGAATCAGCAATATCTAAAAATCAATTTGAATCAGCGATAGCATACGATCAAAAGGGAAATGTCATCTTCAAAAAAGATGGAGAAAAACACGAAGTTGAATTCACTATAGAGGAATTGAATAAAATGAAAGGGGCGATAGTAACACATAATCATCCTCAAAATACGACATTCTCTCCACATGACATCTATATGTTGAAGGATTGGGAGCTACAAGAACTGCGTGCTGCTATCAATAAAGGTTCTTATGTTCTTCGTAATAATGATAAAATCACTCAGCTTCCTGATTTCAAGGTGTTTCAGAAGGAGCATGAGCAGCTCTATTTGAAATATCTTAAGGCATATAAAAATAAATATCCAGACTGGAAAGACGATAAAAATAGAATGGATAGAGTTGTACAGAATAATGTTATGAACCGTCTTGCAAAGAAATACGGATTGCTTTATTCGTTTGAGGAGGATACGGAATGATTTGGACAGATGAAAAAGGTGTTAAGTATAGTGATTATTATTTAACCTGTATAACTTGTGCAATTTGTATGGAATGTAAACATTTCAAAGAAATGCGAAATATGAAGCCTATTTGTTCTGCCTTCCCGCAAGGTATTCCGGAAGCTGTATGGACCGGGACTTTACTACACACTATACCGGTAAAGGGTGATCATGGATTTCAATATGAGAAAGCAGAAATAGAGTACACAGATTTACCAGAATTATTATTTGATGAAGATTAGCACCTATAGTGAGTGCTTTTTTTAATATCTGGAAGAGGGTGAGATAATGTGTAAACATGCATATATCACGAAGCAGCGAATCTATTATGATAAAGGATGCAGGGTCATACGGGAATATGATACCTGCATTTTTTGTGGCCGCAAGACAGAAGAACGTCTCAGCTATATGAATGATCCACCGAAGCGGAAGCTGCCCTATTTCGGACCACATTTACAATAGCCACGGCACAAGGCGTAAAAAGGTGTGCAGTCAAGTGGATGCAACCCATGTGAATAAAGCGTAGACGGAAAGGTAAAAAAATGAAAAGAAAGTTTTTAGAAGATCTCAAGCTCGAAAAAGAAACGATCGATAAGATCATGGACGAGCATGGAAAAGATGTAACGAAACTAACAACAGAACGTGATAATTTCAAAAACCAGTATGAAACTGCACAAACTGCTTTGAAAGGTTTTGAAGGTGTTGACGTCAATGAACTGCAGACAAAGATATCCACGCTGAACACTCAACTTGCGAATAAGGATACAGAATGGCAGGGAAAACTTGATGAATTGGAATTTTCCGGTCTGTTGAAAGATGCTGTTAAAGGAGCAGGGGCCCGCAATGACAAGGCTGTTATTGCTTTGCTGGATGTAGCTAATCTTAAGAACAGCAAGAATCGTCAGGCAGATATCACCACAGCCTTAGAAGCAGTCAAAAAAGACAACGCCTATCTATTTCAGGACTCCAAGACACCGTATGTTGTTTCGAGGACAGAGGGGCCAAATCAGAATACAGCTGATCAGAAAGATCAGGCAAACGCAGCGTTTAGATCGCTGTTTGGAAAGGAGTAAGTTATGCCAGTAAATATTACAAATCGACAGGATGCGGAAGCTCTTATCAGAGAGCAGGTCGTATCGACAATTTTTCAGGACGCACCGAAGCAGTCCGTGTTCATGGGGATGGCACGTAAGCTGCCAAACATGACGAGCAAACAGACACGCATCCGTGTTCTGGACTTTTTACCGACCGCATACTGGGTGAATGGTGATACCGGTATGAAACAGACGACCCGCCAGGCTTGGGACAACGTGTATCTGACAGCGGGTGAGCTGGCCGTTATCGTACCGATTCCGGAAGCAGTTCTTGATGATGCAGAATTTGATATCATGGGTGAGATCACACCACGTGTCAATGAGGCGATCGGACAGTGTGTTGATTCCGCCACCATCTTCGGATATAACCGTCCGGCTGAATGGCAGTCTGATATCATCACACTGGCTCGCCAGGCAGGGAACAATGTCGCTGACACAGGTGACAAGGATCTGTATGACAAGCTGCTGGGTGAAGGCGGTGTATTCTCCAAGGTAGAAGAGGACGGCTACATGGTAAGCGGCTGTCTGTCTGCGCTAGGCATGCGTGCTAAGCTGCGTGGACTTCGCGCAACAGATGGGACATTGATCTTCAAGAGCGATATGCAGGGGTCTACACAGTATGCATTAGATGGAGCACCGATGTATTTTCCTACGAATGGCAGCTTTGACAAAAACATCGCACAGCTGGTAGCCGGTGACTTCAAGCAGGCGGTATATGCGATCCGTCAGGATATCACAGTAAAGATCCTCGACCAGGGCGTTATTCAGGATCCGGTCACCAAGGAGATCGTATATAACCTTGCACAGCAGGACATGATCGCGCTTCGTGTCGTATTCCGTATGGGCTGGGCATTGCCGAACGCAGCAACCCGTCTTGATGAGAATCGTACAGGTTGCGCATTCGCTTATCTGGAGCCTGCAACGCCGTATACGGCACAAAAGGTGACTTTCACTGTCAAGGATGGCAGCGGTGAAAATGCTGCCCCGGTAGAGAAAGCACGCGTCGATGTGAACGGCGCTAAACTGATGACAGGTGCTGATGGTACTGTGGAATTTAATTTACGTGAAGGGACTTATCCTGTGAAGATCACGAAGAAAGACCACATCACGGTCAACGATACTGTAGTTGTAGCAAAGACTGCAGTAACGAAGGATGTTGCATTGATCAAGAACCAGTAGGAGAGGGAATCCTCTCCTTACCTTTAAGGAGGTGCTGAAATGGATTATCAGTATTATAGAGATGATTACAAGGGGACGGTCAGAGAAGCGGAGTTCAATGTATTGCTTCCAAAAGCTGAAGCAGTCTTAAAGATGTATATAGATGACCACGTAAGGACGGATCAATTGCATGATACATTAGATGGGTATGGAAAATTAGATAAGGCATTGTGTTTTGAAGTCGATTATATCGATCAAAATGGCGGTGCAGCAGCGGTGAACGGTGCATCTGACCTGGATCTGAAGCAGGTACAGTCAAGCGGCTATACATTTCAGATGGGAAACGGCGGGCAGTCCTATAAAGGGATCCCATTTTCTCCGCTCGCTAAGTCTGTGATCATGGCGGAACTTCGCCGCAACGGTCTGCTCAAACTGGGGTGGAACTGGTGAGGGTGCTACCGAGAAGATTCCGACCGCATACAGTACAGCTGATCAAGCAGCTTCCTGAGGATGATAACGGAGTGGCAGCTGAACAGGTCATCACAATACTGCATGTGAAAGCAGATCTAAGCTACGGTATGCAGCAGTCAAAGCGCGGGATCACAACTGATGACAAGATCATCGTGTATGTAGAACTTGGTGATTACACTGCCTATGATGAAAATGACCGTGTACTGCAGTACGGAACAGATTTTATTATCAGTACCAATGATGCACTGAAATTCCGTGATGATGAATACACCATCACAGGAGTGAATGAGATATTTCTTGATGGTACGAAGCCGATCAGAGTAGAGATAACAGGGAAATGAGTGTCAAGGTAAAGGTCCAGTTCGATGTAAACAAGCGTATGCTGAAAGACCGGATGAAGCTAACAAAATGTAAAAAGAAGCTCATCAGTCAGGTCATCAAGGATACGACACCATATGTGCCAATGCAGGAAGGAAACCTTTCTCAGTCTGCAATCACAAATCAGAGCCGCTATAAAGATAAGGTCGTATGGAATGGTCCATATGCTAGATTTTTATATAAAGGGCTGGTCATGGTAGGAATACGCTCTCGCAGAGCGTGGGCAAGACTTGGAGAAGTCAAAGAGACTACGAGCAAGGCATTGAAGTATGGTAAGACACATCCGCTTGCCGGCCCTGAATGGTATATCCGTTCCAAAAGCAAAAACAAAGGGAAATGGGTGAAATTGACGAAAGGATGGTTTAAGCATGGCTAATGTAGCACTGGAGGATGTCAGGCAGATTGTGGAAGATCTATTCATGGGATACATCAGTAATATCCGGATCCCAAACACAAAGGGATGGTATCTGGAGTATTTCCCAAACACCAAAGAAACAGCGATCTGTTTCAAACGAATGAATGATGTTCCGATCCTTCAGCAGTATATCACCGGTGGATATAAGGCAGAGTTTTCGTTCATGGTAAGCATGCAGGCATCTGTTAAGGATACCAGACATAATTTGGACATCACGAAGCCATTGAATGACCTGGCTGCGACATTTGCTCGAGAGACAAGAGAAGGATTTCCAAATCTCCACCTAACAAATGCGAAGCCGATCAGTCTGGAAATGACATCAACACCGGTAGATGATACTGGAGAAAAAGAAAAGACGGCTACCTTCGTGGCAGCCTACAAATTAGTATATGAAAAGAAAGGAGCGTTTGAGTAATGGCATTTACACCAAAAAGTACTGTCGTCAATCGACATGAGAATCTGAACTATGCTATATGGGATGGTATCGAGAAGCCGGTCCTTGCCGGTACTGGTATCACGGACTGGACAGAGGACGCATCACCGAATACAGATGACGGACAGTATATCAATGAAAAGAACCAGCATTCCAATATGACAGGATATGCACCGTCAGTATCGTATTCGGGAGAATTGATTCCGGATAACGCCTTTGTCATGCATGTGTATGAGGTAGGTAAGAAAAAGCTGATCGGAGAGATGTTTACGGCCTATGAAGTAGAAACATGGGCGCCGATCGAAGGGTCTGCAGGGGAATTTGCAGCACATAAGTCTGAGTATGAGATCCAACCATCCAATCCAGGATCCGGTGAGGGTGGCGGTAAAATCGCACTGGAAGGAACGTTCGCACAAAAGGGTGACAGCTTGCATGGTAAATACAATGTCGCAGATGGAACATTCACAGAGGGCGTGTATGATTACAAGACCGGTACCTTCAAAGCAGATGGAGTGGGGGCATAGCAGATGAAGATCACATTACAGGAAAACATCATCCCACTAGATATTGCAGGACTACACTTCGAAATGGATGCGGATGATATCACATTGCATCAGACGATCAGCGATTTCATGGAAAAGTATCGCGGGAATCGACTTGTAACGGAAACCTTTATCGATGACTGCCGGAATACTATTGACGGACTGTTGGGCGCTGGTGTATATCGTAAGATCTTCCATAAGGATGATTTAAAGCCTTATTATGTTATCCTGCAGCTTGCAGAAGCACTAAAAGAACGTCTGGAGGAAGCTGCTACGACAGAGCAGATGAAAAAGCGTCAGCAGTCCGCAGAAAAGGAGCTTCAGGCAGTACAGGGGATCGTCAATAGTATGGAGCGGTTCACAAAGCAGATGGAATATGCGGATGGAAAGTACGGTATGAAGAATGTGGCTAACAAGAGACGACCTGCCAAGAACCGTAAGAGCAAATAACAGAGACTATACGATAGATACAGATTTCCGTACTTGGATGAAATTTGAGAATATCATGGTCGATGCAGGGATCGAAATGGATTACAAATTGTATTTCATGATACGGGGAGTCATGAACATGCCTGATGATATTTCAGAAGAGTTGATCCAGGCTCTTTTTTCTTTCTACAGGCTCGATAAACCGATACGGAAAACCTCTGGCAAGCAAGGTGAAATCGGATATCGTTTTGACTATGATATGGGCCTCATCGTAGCTGCATTCCGCCAGCAGTATGGCATCGATCTGCTTGCCGCAGAGCTGCACTGGTGGGAATTCAAAAGTCTATTTGAGGGACTTACAGATCAGACGAAGTTCATCCAGGTGGTAGGTTATCGTACTGCGGATATCTCAAAACTGGATAAGGAACAGAAACAGCGTTATACGGAATTGAAAAAGTTTTATGCGCTCCCTAAGGAAAAAGCGCAGGATAGGTCGCAGGAGGAACTAGAGGCAGAGATCTTGTCAGGACTGAAGGGCGGTGATGCGGATTGTTAGGGAACAGTGATGGCTCCATCATCATTGAGGTAGATCTTAATGATAAAGACTATGAATCACGCCTGAAGTCGATGGAGGGGAAAACGAAATCTTTCGGTACGCAGCTGAAAAGCCTTCTGAGTGCAGTCGGAATCACCAAGGCTGTCTCTGCAGGCTTCAACGCCATGAAATCATCCATAGGAAGTGCGATGGACCGCATCGATACGATGGATCAGTTCACACGTACCATGACGACGATGACAGGCTCTTCCAAGATTGCAGAACAGGCACTGGCCAAAATCAAGGATACCGTGACAGGGACTGCATATGGACTTGATGTAGCAGCGCAGAGCTGTCAGAAGTTCGTGACGTCCGGTATGTCAATGGACAAGGCAACAGGACAGGTGAAGACCTGGGCAGATGCGGTTGCATTCTATGGGGATGGTACGAATGAGACATACGCCAATGTAACAGATGCGATCGCAAAGATGGTCGCACAGGGGAAGGTCCAGGGAGATCAGTTGGACCGGTTGACGGATGCCGGTATCCCTGCAGTGCAGCTGTTTGCGGATGCGACTGGCCAGAGTTTCTCTGATGTTCGTGAAGCACTATCAGATGGCAGCATCTCATCAGAAGAGTTTTTGAATGTCCTGCAGGATGCGATGGAAAAAGGAACTAACAAGTTTGCGGCCATTGATGGTGCTGCCAAAGAGGCAGGCGCTTCCTGGAAGGGGACTTTCGATAATATGAAGGCTGCTATCACACGAGGGATGGTAGCTATCATAGAGTCGATCGACGAAGTGCTGCAGAGTAATGGTCTGCCAACCTTGAAGGAAATGATCGCCGATGTTGGAAAGGTCATGGAAAAGGGTTTGAATTATGCTGCAGAGCATCTTCCAGAGTTGATCTCATTGATCAAGAAGCTGCTGCCGGTCGTAATCAGTGTAGGGAGTGCGTTTGCTGCTTGGAAGATCACCAATACAGTGAGCAGGGCGAGCAAGTCTATTTCTGGGTTCTTTGATTTAATGAGCAATGGTAATAGTTTGATGAATACTGTTTTTATCAAACTTGGTTCTGGAAGCGGAGCATTCTCTAAATTAGCTACAAGTGCTATCGGTGCTGGTGGAGGTATCAAGGGGCTGGGCAGCGCTTTGGTTGCTGCCGCCGGTGGCCCTGTCACATTGATCGTTGCAGCTATAGCCGCAGTAGTAGCTGCCTTCGTGTATTTCTGGAATACCTCTGAGGAATTCCGGCAGTTCTGGATAGACCTGTGGAACGGCATCGTTGAATGGTTCTCCGGTATCATAGAAAGCATAGTCAATTTCTTTACAGTGACGATACCGGAAGCATGGGAATCTTTTAAAACGTATTTGCAAGAATTATGCAGCAGTATCGTGGAGTGGTTTCAGAATGCATGGAACAGTGTCATAGCTTTCTTCACAGAAACGATTCCGGCGTGGATCCAGAGTGTGATCGACTGGTTCAATCAAATTCCTTATAACATTGGTTATATGGTCGGACAGATCATTGGTCATTTCATCCAGTGGGGCATCGATCTGAAGAACTTCGTTACTGAAGATATTCCGGCATTCATAAACTCGGTAGTAGAATGGTTCAAGTCATTACCAGGAAAGATATGGGAATGGTTGAAGAGCGCATGGGAGAAAGTCAAGACCTGGGGAAGCAATATATATACCAGTGCAAGAGATTGGGTATCAAAAACAATTGATAGCGTTGTCGATTGGTTTAGGTCTCTGCCAGGAAAGATTTGGACATGGCTCACAAATGCAGTGTCTAAAGTAAGGGACTGGGGTTCTAATTTATGGAACACTGGTATCAACGCCGCAAAGCAGCTCGTGGATTCTGTTGTCCAGAAAGCAAAGGAATTGCCTGGCAAGATGGTAGATATCGGTATAAACCTTATCAAGGGGCTGTGGGAAGGTATCGGAAGTGTAAAGGATTGGATCCTGGATAAGATCAGTGGGTTTTGCGATGGAATCGTCGATGGTATGTTGGATTTCTTCGGCATCCATTCCCCTTCCAGACTGCTGCGTGATCTTGTAGGTAAGATGCTGCCTCCAGGTATTGCCGTGGGATTTGAAATGGCCATGCCGAAGTCAACGAAGGATATCCTTAATGAGGTTGACGGTATGAATGCGGAATTGCAGAAACAAGTGAATGCCAGCGTGAATGACATCGGTGTACCTTTGGAAACGAATGCCAGGATCACGCAGCAGCAGAGTGTCGTGAACGCGTTCCCAAAGACTATGCAGCTAGTACGTAATGGTGTTAATGAGTTTAGATTCGTATTGGATAACGGTGCAGAAGTTGCGCATTGGCTTGCACCTGAAATGGGTGTTGAGCTTGCAGAGCTTAGATAGGAGGGTGTGACATGCGGATAAACAACAAGCGGATGGAACGATTCCATATGAGAGTAAATTCCTTCACATATCAGCCCTATGCAGTAGAGCGTGAGGTCTTTCAGCCTGAACGCTCCCTGCGTCCTGTTCTTGGCAAAAGAGTGCTGACGCCGAAGAGTATGCAACTGATAGCTGAGTTTCGCAGCAAGAAGGATATATCTGATTTTCTGGCAGAGCTATTGAACCATGAAGAGAATATGATCGACATCGAAGATGGATTCAAATATCGGTGCTATCTATCCAAACTGAGCCAACCCGTAGACGAATACTGGCAGGGCTGGTACAGGGTGACGATCCCGTTGTCCGTCATACAGGAAGGAAGCAGACGCCAGTTGTTACTCAGTAAGGTTGACAACCATATCGTTGTCGCAGGTAATTGGCAAACAGAATGTGTGTATGAAATAACGCCAATGGCAGCTATGGATTCCTTCACTATTGATGGGCACACCATCCGGAAGCTGTATGCAAACAGAACGGTCTATTTCGATGGTGAATTGAAAAAAGTTTATACAGATACAGAGCCGAATAAATATCCGGATTGTACGCTGAAGCAGAATAGTTTTCCTACTTTGGAGCCGGGAAGACAGGATATCAGCATGAGCAGTACGGCCGTGAAAGTCGTATTGAAATACACACCGATTTTTGTATAGGAGGTACAAAATGCTTGAAATTTATACAAAGGAAAGTTGGATGCCAATCACCAACCGACAGAATTACTATACAGCATATGAATATGACGGTACTCAGACTTTATGCTTTGACATTTCGCCCAGTGATGAAATGTACCGGTATATCGCCAATGAAACACCTGTCAGAAATGAAGAGAACCGCTATCTGATTAAAGATATCAACAAGAGAAAGACAGCATGCACGATAACCTGCAGCCTGGATATGGATGACTGGCATCAAAACGAGCCTTATCTCAACACGAAGGATATAGCAAAGTTTCAGACAAAGAGCCTATCAGAGATTCTGGAAGCGATCAAACCGTCTGGCTGGTCTATCTTAAACGCAGGTATACGGGATTATCGAAGGACCCTAGAGATGGAAGATGCGTCTGATTATGAAGTGTTATTCAAATGTCAGGAGATATTCAGTGTTACATATGAGATCCGAGCACTTGATAAACAGATCGTTGTAAAGGATCCTGAACAGGTCATAGATAAAGGAATCTATATCACCCCACAGTTGAATCTGGAAAGTGTTAAGATGAAAGGCAATTCAAAAGATTTCGCCACCAGGATCACAGCATATGGAAAGCAGAATGAGGATGGCAGCTATGTCAATTTTGCATCCATAAATGGAGGAAAGACCTATGTTGAAGATAATGCATATGCAGGCAAGGCGCATCCAATCTGGATTGTATGGAAGGATGAGCGGTATACGATTCCGGAGAACCTACTTGCTGATGCTAAGAAGAAGTTGAAGGAACAGGCATATCCGGTATTATCCTTTGAGGTCACAGTCAATGACCTTGCGGAAACAGATGATAGGTACAGCTTCCTGAAGATGGGGCTGTATGATATTGCGCATGTCGTCATCGACGAGCATACGGAGATCATAGAAAAGGTGATCAAGCTGCAGAGGTATCACGATTCTCCGGAGAAGAACAAGATCACGTTATCCTCAGAACCACAGACCATTACAGGGAAGGTGAATGATGCGATATCCATTCTTGGCAACGATGGTGAAAAACTGAAAGGCTCAGTGCTGCAGCAGGCGCAGGAGATGGCAACAAAACTCATCAATGCATGGGCAGAGAAAGGATATATCTACCAGACGCAGAATGAGATCTATATCCTGGACGCATTACCGAAAGAGAATGCAAAATATTGCATTAGGATGAATCTAGGAGGTATAGCATTCAGTCAGAATGGATGGCAGGGACCATATAATTCTGCATGGACGATCGATGGAAAGTTCAATGCAGATTTCATAACAGCCGGAACATTAAGAGGTATCCGGATTACGAATGGAAACAATTTTGATGTTGATGCAAACGGAAATGTTACAGCAAATGGATTAAAAGCGACAAATGCGGAGATAACAGGGAAGATAAAAGGTGGATCAATTGAAGGCGACACCACCATTTCGGTTGGAACGGATCTGCATGTTGGGGATAATATCTATCTTGGAGAAAACGTAGGAACGCACAAGAAGATAGTATTCAGCGATAAAACTTATTTAATAAGGACCAAAGATACATATGGTGATTCGTTGTCTATGAATGCCGGAGGTGCTTTTTATCTAGCAACCAAAAATTCTACGATAATGATGGACAACAGTGTGGAGAAGATGATCATATTGAAAACCGGCATAGTTTTTGCGGATACCGATTTTCTGATGCCCTACCGTGACAATACAACATATCTGGGTGGATATTTAAACAGATTTGTCCGTCTCTATGCAGTGAATGCTACGATAGACACATCCGACAAAAATATGAAATGTGACATACAAGACATAGATGACAGATATCTGAATATGTTTGAAAACCTTCGTCCGGTATCGTACAAACACAAAAACATCGATAAGACCGACAATCATGATCGAACACATACGGGGTTTATTGCTCAAGAGGTTGAGGAATCAGCTGCTGGTGCGGGGCTGACTTCTATAGATTTCGCAGCTATCTGCAAAGATAAAAATCCTGATACCGGAGAGGAAGTCTATGGTCTTGCTTACGATGAATTTATCGCTTTGAACACAGCAATGATACAAAAACTCATAAAGCGAGTAGATGTGTTAGAAAAAGAACTAGCACGACTGAGAGCAGGTGATTAAATGGATATAGTAGTAACACAAATCAAACAGATTGGTAGAGAGATAATGCTTGACGGAAACAGTCTTGTAGGTTATCAGCACTCAGCCAATCTTTTTATTAAGCTTATTAAAGACACATCGGAAACAAATCCATTTAAGGGAATGGTGTTATCTGGTTTCTGTAGCAGCTGGAAATCAGATATGCCGATTGTATGCCCTCTACAAGAAAAAGATGATGGGACATACATTTTGTTGCCTGATGGGGTGTTTGAAAACGAAGGCGATGTATATTTGTCTTTGGCAGCGATTGACGAAAATAAAATCGTTATCACATCTAACAGATTAGCTCTACAAGTAGATGTATCCAACAAAATCAAAGCTGCAGTTTCTCCACCGGAAGAATATTGGCAAAGAGAAGTATTAAGTGCTATGAAATCATGGTATACGAGTACTGTTGATCCTTATTTTGAAAAAAGCAAAGAGAAATTAGATGATTTGATAGACCAAACTAACGAATCTCAAAAGGATGTAAAAAATGCGGTAGCACAATGTTATGATGCTATATCAGCACTGCAGCTTGAAACATTCGATATGGACGGCGGTGACCCGTTCACACAAGCGAGCGAAGACGACATCGATGTAAACGGTGGATATCCGATTTAAAGAGAGGAGAATGAGAAATGCCATTTTATACAATAAGACCACGTGCTGGAACAAAGGCACAATGGGAACAATCAAATATGGTTTTGAAAGAACGCGAAATCGGTTATGAAATACCGAATGAAGGTGTTGGAAAGGGTACCGTTAAAATGAAAATGGGAGATGGAGTAACACCTTGGAATAGTTTACCTTATGCTATACCTGTCGCATTAACACCTAGCGATATCGTTACGACGGATTCAACATCCAATGCAAAAGTACCTAGTGCCGGATATTGTAAAAAGAAATTCGATGATATAAAAACAGAATTAAACGGAAACACTGTTCAATTAACTAATTCGGTATATCTTCCTCCGGCCAATATGTATAGAAGTGGGCAAGTCGTTTATTTAAAGTGTGCTGGTTATATGCAAAAGGAATTGGCAGCGAACGGAGAGACTACGATAGCTACGCCGTCGATGATTCCGGAAGCTTTTCGCCCGACAGTAGATCTAAATTTCTATGAAATCGTAGGTAGTACAAAAATTATCGCAAAGATAAATATTAAACAGGATGGAACTATTTTGTTTTCCCCTCTTGAAAAAATAGTAAAGGATGTTGGCGTCAACATACACCTTACATATATAACAGGAAAATCTACTATCTAACGAAAGGAGCATTAAGATATGGAATTTATTAAACTGAAAAATGGCAGTAGATATCAGCTGATCACAGACGGATTCAATGTCGGAGATAATCATGTGAAACTTGCTTTCATTGCTGATAGATCACTAAAAGAGATTCATTCTGAATTCTCAAAAAAGGAAAATGTTGAGACATTATGTGTAGAAACCGCAACAGGTGAAACACTAACTGTCTGTGATGGATATGTGGTTTTAGACAGCTACGTATCATTAGATTTGCATTATGAGGTATCGCCAGTTGAATATGGCGGTGATGGTGAAGTTGTAAAAGCAGCTGATTATGGAGAAGTTGCTTTCTTGTCTTTATATAAAGAAACTGCAGAAAGCCAATTAAAAGAATTGAAACTTAAGCAAGAGGTGACTGCACAGGCAGTTCAAGATTTGATACTGATGGCGGCAGGAGGTGAAGCATAATGGCAAATTTTCTGGTATATCGTATCTTAGATGGGAAGCTTGATTTTGCTGATGTCCCCAAAGCGCTAGAAGCCGGAGTGAAAAAAATTCTGGTTGAGATAGGTCACGAAGAATTAACGAAGTAGTATAAGAGTGTAAAACGCCCTACATATTGCCAAGAATGGCGGAAAGAGATGAGGTATATGAAACATATGGCACAAACAATCACAGACAACTACAACGCATTTGTGGGCACTGTTATAGCGGTTATCAGCGTGATATTCGGAGAACACTGGTATCTGTTTGCTTTGTTCCTTGCACTTAATATTGCAGACTGGGTAACAGGTTGGATGAAGTCAAGAATCATGAAAAAAGAAAATTCAGTAAAGGGTTGGCAAGGAGTACTTAAAAAGATTGGATACTGGATCATGATCACGTTTGCATTTATGGTTGCAGCGGGCTTGATCGAAATCGGTGAGATAATCGGTGTAGACTTGCAGATTACAACACTGCTTGGATGGTTCGTACTGGCAAGCTTGATTGTGAATGAAGCACGCTCCATCTGTGAAAATTTCGTTGAAGCGGGATTCAACGTACCAAAAGTTTTGAGCAACGGCTTAGCTGTTGCCGACAAACTTATTAACAAAGAAAGCGAGGACGAAGAATAATGAATATCACAAAAATGTTAGCACCAGTAATCTATAGCGGGGCAAGAAGCGGTATCAAGAGAACGAAGAACGGTGGTGTTACGATCCACAATACAGATAATTTTAAGGCAGGAGCTGGAGCTAAGAACCACGGAACATATTTGCAAAACAGCGGATCTACGGAGCAGGCTTCCTGGCATTATGCTGTAGATGATAAAATGATCACGCAGTCAATCCCAGATAATGAAGTAGCATGGCATGCTGGTGATGGATACGGTAATGGTAATATGACGACTATCGCCATCGAAATCTGTGTCAATCCGGATAGTAATCTGGAGAAGGCTACAGATAACGCAGCATGGCTGGCTGCGAAGCTGCTGAGAGCACAAGGCCTTGACCATCAGAGCCTGTACCAGCATCACGACTGGAGTGGCAAAAACTGTCCTAGCCAGATTCGTGCCAACAAGCCGTACAACTGGGCGAAATTCGTCAGCAAGGTAAAAGGGTATCTGAATCAGAACAACGCTTCTAGCAAGCCAAAACCAGACCAGATACTGAATAAAGGCGATAAGTTTATTTTCCCGGACATCTACCAGGTATCTAAGGTATCGGCATCCCGTGATGCGGTAATTTGCTATGCATTGACTGGCACGCCAGTGGCTGAGTACCACTGGCTGGATGCAGCTGTATGTGATGAGGTCACGAAAGGCGGTAAGAAGTCCGGTGACCAGGTACTGCAGCCTGGTGAGTACGTTAAAATCAAAGGCACATACACTGTCCTAGACAATGATCCGGAAACTGATTCCGTATATGCTAAAGTCGGCCGCAGAAAGATGTGGATTTACGCAAAGCCGCTGCGTGAAGTCTAATGAAAAATCACCACTCATTCCTTCGGGGATGGGTGGTCTTTTTTTTATGTATAGTTTGACAAAAAAATTACAAAAAATGTATTATTTAGGTGTGATAATCATGAGGTGAGGGTATGGATTGGACGGGTTTAAATCAAATAAATACTATTTTAGGTATAATCAATGGTGTGGTTGGTATCATTAATATAGGCACAGCTTTTTGGGGGTGGCTAAATCATAAAAATAAGAAACAGTTTATGGAAAAGCTAGAAAAAGAGCGTATATCTGCTCAAAAGGAAAATGCAAGAGTATGCCGTACTTGCAAAAGCAATTTCAAGGCACGTATCACCTCACTAGAACAGACCAATACTAAGTTATTAGAAAAAGTTTCAGGATAGGAGGGGGTTTTATGATATACATCATTATAATAAGCTTGATTATAATTATTGTTCCGCCTATTTTTATAATACTCAGTAATTTAGATTATAGGAAAACGATTATAAGTGAATGTTCACAAGTTTACGGTATAGAATTAAATACCATAAGTGTAAAATATACAATATTAGAAGACAGGGTAGCTAAATATCCTATGATGAATAAAGAAATAAAAAGACTCATCAAACTGGAAAAAGATAAATATGTAGATATAAATAAGCTAGTAGTTGGTAAATTTAAAATATCTGATTTGGTACCTTTGTGTAAAAGTATACAGTTGTTTAATGAAATTGAAGAGTGTAAGGATAAGGGCGTTATTGATTTATTTGATGATGTGAGAGAAATGAATCATAAGATAGCAACAGTAAGATCGCCTTTAAAATGCAAGATTAATGGTATGAAA